TACCTCTTTTCCTGTTTGCACGTGGTTACTGTACTTCGCCATTGGTGCTGCTGTTGTGTTATACATAGCTTTTAATTATATAAGTAATAATGCTTTTTGTTGAACTTCATTTAATTCAAACTTAGCTTGTAGCTCTTCGGCTGTAAATTCACCGTTACGGATAGCTTCTACTGCTTTTAAGAATCGTTCACCTTGTATTGTAGGCTTTTTTGCTTCCGTGTTTTTAGATTCTTCCTTTTTGTTATCTTTTGAATCAGGATCGCTTTCTGTTTCATCAATTAAAAATAATCCATTCAATGCGTATTTACGTGCGTAGCTGGATGCTGTGCCAGTGCATTGTTCAGATGACATACCCTTATGTTCGCCAAGTTCTGCCCATCCTAAAACTTCTGCTATCCCGTCATCGGTTTTTAAAGTTGCTGTTGCTTTTAAAAATAGTTTGTTGCCTACTTGTTCAATACTATCACTAAGGATTAATGTTGCCCCGTGTTTTACTAAGATAGGTTTTGCCGATTCTAAAATCTGTTCAGCACTACGATACTTGTAATTACCAAACTTGTTTAAACTTCCCTTTGGGCATTTTAATTCTGCCTGAATTTCTAATAACTTTTTCATAATATAAATTTTAATTGTTTTACAAATATAACTATTCTTTTTAATATAACAATAGAAATAAAAAAAAATTATACTTTTTTTCTGTTATCCGCATTTGTTTTATCAACCGTACACCCAACAACTTCAAAAAATTCGCTGTATTTAAATGTTTTTAAATATTTTAAAGCATCTTTTTTTCTAAAAAAACTATAACCTGCTAAAATTTCAATTTCATTATTAATTTTAATTCTTTGTTCGGTAACTGTATTTTGCCAAATATTAGCACCTTTATGTTTAATTATATATATTCTCATTTTACAAAAATTTCTTTAATCCTGTAGCACATCGTTCAATGCTGTTTGCTCGTTCCTGAAGGCTTTGTATTTGCTCTTGGATAGTTTCCTTGCAATCGCTTGTAAAATAGCCGTTAGAGGTAGCTATTAAAGGAATAATGCCATTTGTTCGAATGTAGTTAACCATTTTACGTAAACGCGGACCATTCATTTTAGTTTTATAACGTTTCGTGTTTAGGTATTCGTTCATTCGGGTTACTATTAACTCCGATTTAATTGGGTTCGCCTTTCTGTAGTTTCGGAATCCATGAACAACGATAGGCAGAATCTCCATTTCTTCGCTTGTAAGTTCGTGTGTGAACTCTTCGAAATTTGTTACGCTCATAATTTTAGTTTTAATTGTTGAGTCAAATATAGTTATTCTTTTTAATATAGTTCTAATTGTTTAATCTTTTTTTTATAAACCTGCATTAATTCTTTCAATTCCTCTTTGGTAAACTTTCGTGTTTTCCTTGCCTCAACTTCTAATTGCTGATAATTTTCTATTCCGATTTTATGTATTAAGTTTCTTTGGTACTCAATTAGGTTACCACTTAAATACGTGTTGCAATGTTCGCACTGGAGATGACAATTGAGTTCATTAAAACGAACGTTCCAATGATTGTTTGCATTAAAGAAATGTCCGCAGTTTTCCTTTAATGGTTTCCTTTGGCATGATATACATGGGGACGATTTGTCCCTAAGGCGAATATATTTATTAAAAATTATTTGAGTAGCTTTAATTAGTTCCTGGACTGTCTCAAGATCATTTTTCATTTTAGCTTTCGTCTTTTTCCAAGTCTTTTCCTTTTCGGATTCTACCCAAACACGAACGCACTCCGATTCTAAACAATACTTTTGATTGAATTTAACTGGCTCAAACTTTTCTTTGCAGTTTTTACATCTCATAATCAAATATTGATGTTTGATTTATATTCGTCTTTCTGTAAATGTTTAAAGCCGTTTCAAGTATTGTTTTACCAGCTTCGTAGTCTACTAAGTTACGTGCCATTTTTCTATTATCTTGAGTTCCTTTATATTTAGTAAAATCATAATCGTGATAAATAGATAATCTTTCAATAATATCTTTTGATTTACCTCTGCTTAAATCAGGGTTTTTACGTTCATTTATATTATTTGGTAATACAAAATTTGTCCAATATAAATGCCTACCTCTTTGTTGTGCTGGTATTAATGGCTCATAGTATGGAATAACATTTTCAATACAAAATTTGCCATTAAACCAAGTTTTTAAAAAAATTATTTCTTGATATAAACTCATATCAGGATATTTTAAATTCCAATTGTTTTTCATTGAAAAATTAAATTTACTGTGACTTGGACACGGTGGCGAACTCCAAATAAAATCAAACTCTTTGTAATGGTCTAATAAATATTGGTGCGCGTCTGCTACAATTACCGTATCATTTGGGAAACGTTCTTGGTATAAACGTGCTGCTTCCGGGTCAAGTTCAACAGATGTTATTTCTAAGTTGTCAGATACCTCATCCCACTTGTAACGATTGCCACCAAGACAAGCGTATAAGTTTAAAATTCTATATTTCATAATTTTTAACTGTTAATTGTGTTTGTAAATCCTTGACTTTAAATTTTTCCTCTTGCAGTAACTTTTCCAAACGAAAACACGATTGTAAAGCACTACGATACTCTTTCTCCATTGTTGAGTAAACTAAACTTATTTCTTGAATGTCTTTTAAGGTACGCTCCATTGAATCAATTATATCTTTTCGATTAGGATGATTCGTCTTTATCTCTTCTAAGCTGTTTTTAACTTTTAAATAAGTAGTTTGTATTCCTACTTTGGCTGATATAATATTCAATTCATCCATTTATTCGTGTTTTTGCTTGTTATATTATTCAAAATGGTATATCTTTTTTCATCTTTTCGCTAAACGAAAGTAATTCTTTTCCGTTAACCACATCGGGTTCAATAAAAGGAAGTTGTTTAGCTGGAAAACTATTTGAAACGGTTACAGATTGTAACGGGTTGCGCTGTGCGTAAATCTTACGTCCAAAAGCGTCAATCATGTAGTATTGATATTTTTGAGTATCTAAATATAATTTGTATGTTCCGTTTTTTGATACGCCTTTTGGCTTACTTTTTGCAATTTTGAGATGAACTTCGTTTTCCTTTGCTACCGTTCCATCACTTAATAATAAGTCAGCTGGAGGTCTCCAAAGTATTAAAACGCTTAAACCTTTTCTAAACCACACTTGACCGCCTGCAAAATCTCTTGCGCTTGCAATAGGAAAATAACTTAATTCAGTTCCTGCAATAGTTTTACCATGAACTAACGGTTGGTCTCTAACGTGGTTTATAATACAGTTATGTCGATTCGTCTTTCTTGCGTTTTTTCTTGCAAGTCCTAAAATACGGCTAAGATATTTATCCTCACGTCCTAAGTCAGAATGTATAAAGTTTTCAGTTAGTTCGTTCCAAGGATCAATTGTTGTAGTGTGAATCGTTATTTCGTGTTTACGTTCAATCTCATCTACTAACTCATAAAACTTTTCAAGCGTTAAATCTTCATCTATTGGGTCAATTACAATAAAGTGTTCATCAATAAACATTTGAGCCCTTACCAATTCAGCGTTATTCATTCCGTACTCACCTTGAGTATAAGGTTTTCCGATATACTTATAACAAAGTTCTGCGTAAATTTCAGCTGCGCTTCCAGTTTCAGGGGAAAATATAACGTGATTCCATTTGTGTAAACACGAAAGGTTTATAAGAAACTCAAACCATAATTCAGTTTTACCACTTGCAGGAGCTGCGCCTATATAAGTTGTGCAACCCTCTTTGATTGTGTAAGGCAATAAATCCCAATCCCAACCTATTGATTTACCTTTAACCTGCTTTTCGTGTCTAATGGTAAATAATTCTTCGTTTAATTCGTTTAATCTTTTATACATAGCTTAGTCGATTATAGTTCGTGGATGTTTAATTTCTTCTTGTTTAGGTTTTACCCAAGTTCGAATAGCTGCTTTCCAATCTTTCATTTTGTTTTTACCAACCATCCATCCTTTTGACTCGTAAAAGTTAATAAATTTTACTCCATCAACGTCTAAATTATTCTGCATACAATATTCTAAAACATCATTAAAAGTTGGTATTATAAATTTATTATTATTCTTATTATCATTCTTATTATCGGCTTTTTTGGGTTTTTCAAAAACCACTTGGGTTTCTTGGGTTTCGTTGGGTTTCTTTGGCCTACCACCTTTAGAACCATTATTTCTATTACGTTCACAAGTATTATTATACTTTTCTAAGTCACGTTCAAATTGATTCTTAAACGGAATAAAAGCCATACGCATCGCAAAATCTAACTCAGGTTCTTTGCCTAAATTATAATCTCGAATAGCTTTAAATAAAATTCCTGCTTGTTCATTTGTTAGTTCATCCAACACTGATAAACTATCTAAATGTAAAATAAATCCTGTTTTCATATTTACTGCCCTAAATTAAAAAACGCCTTTAAACTTTCGGAGGGCAGTCCTACTAATCTAAAAGCGTTTGAATAATGTTTTTTAAGTTCCTGCCCGAACAAGTACAAATATAATAATTAATTTTTAATTACCAATTTTTTTGATTAGAAACGCAAAAACTTTCTCCAACATGAGCGTCCATCCATACGTCTTCATCAAAACAAAATTTCTTTTTATTATCTGAACAACTGTTTCGTATTTCTAACCAATAACATGGCACTCCATTATTATAATCAATACCATCATTTGCAATCGTTCCACAATTACAAGTTTCATCTTTGTTGCAACTTACCAAAGCAACTGCTAAAATTAAAATTACTCTTTTCATAATTAATCGTTTTCTTCGTTTTTATAATACTTATTCGATATGTTAACACGAACCTTCCACCGCTTGATCTTACGATAGTCAATCTTTTGCTTAGGGTTGTATAGCTTAAACACTTTCATAGCTTCTCAATTTCTGTTATTACCTCTTTTAAAAACTTAATCCGTGTTAAACTAATTGTTTCTTGAATACGTTGGTGAGCTGTAAATATAGCGCAATTACGTGCCACTCGATAATCTTTTATTCCAAGTCCAATGTAGAATTTATCTACTAACTCTATTGCAAATTGTTTAGGTGTCATACGTTTGATTTAACTATTATTTCTTTATCACTTATTATTTTAAAGCTTCGAGTACGTTCGTATTTCTGCATGAACTGAAGATTCATTCTATTATAAACATCCTCATGGTATTCCTTACCTTTCAAAAGCAATTCTTTTAACCGCTCAAGTTGTTCTAATAAAACTTTTTCGTTTGTCCACTCAAATACTGCTGTAACCTCTTTTGCTTTCATTCTTCTGATTTAAAGGTTTCATTGTACCATTGTTCAAAATGCCTTTCCATTAATCCTTGCCATGATTTATTTTCATAAGCAATCGGAACGCGAGAAAGTTTCATTTGCTCTTTCTCCATTTCTTTGGCTTGTTGAAGTAACTTTATTCTTTTGATACCATATTCAAGCTCACTCAATTTATTTTCTAAAAAGTCAATAGTTAATTTTACTTCTTGCTCCGCATACCATTCTACTGCTGTTTTCATAATTTAATTCTTTTATGTTTTTCAGTTCTTAATATATCACAATAATTTATTTTGTGTTTTTGTGCGTACCTTAAAACGTACTCTTCACAATACTCCAACACGGATGAACTATAAAGATGTACATTATTAATACTTACTGCATAACTTATATAGGTTTTATCCTTATACGTTTGCTTTATCTCTCTAATCCACCTATATCTCATTTCTCAAATTTATAAACGTGCCAAACAAAATAAATCAATAACCCAAACTTAATTAAAAAACTTGCTTCCATGTTTTCGTGTTTTCGTTGTACCTTAAATTACGAGCTTTAGCATGACAAACTCGCATATAAAGTTCAATATCCATATACCCAGTGTTTTTCTTCTTTTGGTCTAACCAATAGTCAATAATTTCAATCAAAGTTGGATTTGCTTTTTTCTTCGTTCTCATGGCATTAAAATTAAAAGTGATACCAACATACCAAACGTTCCGAGAAATAGCGTTAAACCGAACGTAACAACCCTTAAAAACTCTTTGTGCTCTTCATTCGCTGGAGTAACTTGGTCTAACAAGTCTAAAAAGTAATTTTTCATAACTTAAATATTTAATTGTTTTGACAAATATACTTATATTTTTTAATATAGGTTACATTTTTTTCAGATATTTTTTATTAAAACTAAAAAAACCCCTACCGAAGCAAGGGTTTCTCATTAACAATTAAACTATGAATTATGAAATCAATGCAAATATACTACTTTAATCGACGTAGCAAAATCTTTTTAACGATATTACCAACGATTTTAAAAAGACCGCCTTGCGAGTCGACTTTCACCTCTACTTTGTCAGCGGTCTTATCAACAGTTACATCTATGTTTTTACCATCGTAATCCACTTTTAAATCCCCGTCTTTACGCTCGATCTTCAAATCTACTTTTTCAGTGTCAATGTCTACTTTTAAATTTTTCTTTGCCATTATGCTTCATTTGTTGTTATTACTCCTTTTGGTTCTAAATATACCTTTCTAACATTTGCCGGTTGCGCTATCTTCCATGCTGTTCTTCGTGCCTGGTTCAATCTGCTCTTTGCTATTCGTGCTACGTTAACAGAGTTATTTTGATTGCCCCCTAACACGTGATAGTGCGTTTGGTCTTCACCTACATAGATTCCTACGTGTCCGCCGCCATTTCTTTTGAATGTAAGAACATCCCCTAACATTGGTTCAGAAACACGGTTGCCAAACTTATTCCAGTTCAATGCCCATAACGGACGCTCAACTACTTCAAGTTCTGCAGCTCTGCAACATTCAGCTATAAACAAACCGCACCATGGAATTTCATCGTTAGTGTAAATTCTTTCAAGTCCTAAGTTCTTTGCCCAACCTAATATAATTGAATTGTGTTCTTTACCTACAAATTCTTTTACTCCAAGTTGTTTAACAGCTTGAACTAAAATTCTCGGTGATTTTTCTTCTTTTAGCCAATCGTAACTCATGCCGTTTCGTTTATTTCGTCTTCGGGTTTAATAGCAAAATACGAATGAGATTCAATGCTTCTTTCAAATGCTGTTGCTAATTGCTTACCATAACATTCATAAAGCTTACTTTTTAATTCTTGTACTTCGCTGTGTGTGTACCATAACCACATTGCAAGAACTCCAGTTGCTCCTTGCTTTTTAATTATTTCTAAAAGTTTAGTTATATCAATCATTCTAATTAATTTTCAAAAGGTGGGGGTGTTGGTTTTGGTTCGTATGGTATCAAGTCAAGGTCTTTAACCCAAAGAAAGTCAGGATTAACACACTGCTCCATTTCCTCAACTGAGATAACCCAATTATCATTTAGGTCTTGAATAGGATTAAAATAAGAGTCAGGTGCATACCATTGTCCGACTAATTCGTCTTTTTGTAGCTCAGTTAATAAACCTACATAGGTCAACTTTTGTTCTTTTGTTAAATCTGTTAGTTTCATATCTTATAATTAAACTTGGCGTGCCAAGGCTGTGTTGAAATTTTGTACCGCTGTGTAAAAGTTAGCAGCTTCGGTGTCTGTTAAGCCGTCACCTAAAGAAAAGAAAGCACATTGTAAATTCATTTTAAGAGATAATGAGCCCCCATCATTTGCTCCACCAAGCCAAAAATTATTTACTGGTAATGCTTGCGAAGTTCTTGAACCAGTTGAAATGCTCACTCCTTCTTTATAAAGTTCTACATCAGTTGATGACCTTCTTGTTCCTGTTATAAAAGATGTAAATGTTGAATTTGGGGCTAAAGGACTTGAAGCATTAGCCCAATATTCAACAGTGAATCCAAACCTACCCAATATAAACCAATTTGGCGTACCTACACCAAAATAATTATTACCAAGAACATCTGCCCTTGAATATACTGAAATACTATTATTATTTTGAAGCAAAATACTATTTGGGCTTAATCTTGTATCTGCATAACCATTAGTTCCATTAAATGTTACACCATTAGAATTGTGTGTTACACCACCATTAAATACTAACCTAAATGCTGCATCAGTATCTTGTGGGTCTTTTAAGTTATATTTATGAGTAGTTGAAGTTCCACCTACAAATGGATACAAAGCCTTCATTTTTGTCCATATAGAATACCCTTTTAAGTCAACTACCAAAGTATTGATTGCCGCTTGTTGTGTTGGGTCTGTTATTGCAGCCGCTGTTATGAATGCTTGAGCATCGGGGTCTGTTGTTGGTGCGCCTACAATATCAGTTAAACCCGCCCAACTATCAGCGTGAATATCACCCCAACCAATAGCGTTGTTCGCACCTTGCCCCCAACCTATTGCGTTGTTTGCTGCTCCGTCACCCCAACCGTTACTATTTGCCATACTTATTTAACTTATTGATTCGTGTTTTGTTCAATTTAAGTCAATAACAACTTCGTAGCCTTGCCCCTCATAAGCGATTTTAGCGTACTTATGAGCTGTCTCCAATGATTGTGTTTCGTTAGGTTCTAAATTAGCAGTTAAAGAGCGCGATTCAACATCTGTAAATACTACTTTATTCTCTTCAAATGTTTGCTCACTTACATAAGTTATAATTCCTATTTCTAAAGTAGTGCCATTTGCACGTCCTACAAACTCAACACGCCCATAAATTTCTGGAATTACAATATCAGTTCCCGATAATTTAATTTGTTTTTCCTCTGTTCCTTTAATTAAAATTGCCATAATATATTTTTAAGATAATAAACCTAAATTTTGTAATATCGTAACCAAATCAGAAACGGTTGTTATTCCAGCACTTGACTGTTGGTATAACTTAACAACATTTCCATTCTCTGTTCTGAAATGCGGAGCTGCATTTCCTGTTGTTATATCAGCTGAATATTGTTGATAAGCATCAGCAGGTGAAGATCCTGGAGCCGTTCCCGTGTATTGTGCTAAAACTTTGTCTGAACTTGTACCAAAAGACGTTCCCCCAATAGCTACATTTCCACTTGTTGAATTAAATATAACATTGCCAGATACGGTTTCAATAGATCTATGTGTAACACCTGTCGTTGATGTTAATGTTGGATTGTAATATATTCCTCTTACTGTACTTGTTCCACCAGTTACATTAATAGTTTGATCAATGGTTAACATTCTTGTGTCACTTGTACTTCCCGAAGTGTGTGCAATACCATTTGCAATTCGTAAAAGATTACGCGTAGCATTTGATGTATCGTAAACGTTTGAGGCAGAAATAGAAACAGCCGAAGTTGTACCACTGCCTCCGTTTATTGTTAATGCAGATCCACTTGTAAAAGCATTCCAAGTATTAAATCTAACAATTGCATTTTCAGATACCCTAAATAGTTCAGTTGAACTAAAAAAAACACTAAATGAAGTTCCACTTCCACCTAAGTTAGTAACAATTCTTCCAGCACCAGCAACATCTAAAGCAACTGTTGGAGTAGCTGTATTTATTCCTAATCTATTATTTGTATTATCCCAAAATAAATTAGCACTTTGAGACAATTGATTTGAAGCATTCTGAAAGAATACACGTCCAGCAGTTCCCGAAGCTATTGCAGTTGAATTAACAGTTAAACCCGAATCGTTATTTGCCCAGCTTAATGTTCCAGTTCC